CAAGCCCTTTGTCAGCCAACGACTTTGCAAACTCTTGCGCCTTTTTGTTCAGGGTGGTCTCGTACTCCCGTATCTGATGTTCCGCATCACGAAGTCCGGCATCACTCAACCTCACTTTAATTTTCACTTGCAGCCACCTCTTTCAGCGCATACAACGTGTCTGTAATATGTTCTGCGACCTTGACCACAATGTAATTAAAGGGCTTTGAAACTTCCGTCTGAAACCAGACGTGTGTGCCTTCATAAAGCGGTGTGTTGCGCTTTTTGCTGGACGAGCTGACAACATAGCTATAATCCGTGAATGCTCCAAAAGGGTTTGCCTCCGCAACGCCAGTAGGAGGACTGACATTCAGCATCAGCTTTGCGGGTTCGCTCCACGATTCGTATGCGGATTCGCCAGTCTCGTTTCCCCACTCGTCCACAACAGGTTTTTTCTCGCCGATGGGGTTTGAATACCAAAGTGGACGCTTGTCCAGAGGGCTTCCATTGAACATCAGCCAATAACACCTACTCTCGGAACCACTTCGTTAAGCAGGGACTGCGCCACATCGGACGATTCCCACACACGAGTGATACCGTTATTGGTATAGCTCGTCTGCCCGTTTGCGCCGATGTGGTTGTACAGTTCCGCTGCAATGCGTATCTGCAACGACTGATACTGCAAAGGCAGCTCGTCCGGTCTGTTGCCGAAAGGGTAGCCTTGTGCAAATATCTTGTCTTTGGCGAAATCAAGCAGCAGGTCGAAGAGTGGGTAGTCCTCGTCCGTGATTTCACGGTCAAGTGCAGGGGCGATATACTGCCACAGCTTGACTGCCGCTTCGGAATACTGGTCTCCCATGCTGCTTTCCTCCTTTCGCCTTAGTAAGCCTTGATGCAGTACACAGCGTCCATGCGCTCAAAAGACGGCAGGACGATTTCAGAAGCGTAGACGTTGGCATTGACCGGATGAACGGTCAGCTCGGTTGTAATGGCAACGCCGGTGTTCACGATGGACACGGATGCGCCAGACTGACCGGACAGCAGGTCGGCTTCCTCAGGGGTAGTGCCGTACCAAGTGCTGCCCAGAGCGCCAGAAGGAGCAACCACCACCATGCCATCAGGCAGATACTTCTCGCTTGCGCTGTACTGGTCTGCCTTGAACATCTTGTCGTACAGATGGATGGTCAGACCGGTTGCAGATTCGATAATCTGCCGCGCTTCAGCATCCAGCAGAACGGCGTTTGCCTTTGCGGTGACGGTCATGAACCGATTTTTCACTTCGTCCGCAGCGATCATGTTGCGGAAGGTGGCGGTGTTCATGTACACTTCGGTCACGACCTCGCCAACGCTTGCCAGAACAGCATCCTTTGCGGCGTTCAGGTCGGCAATGGGGGTGGCGGTGGTGACGTTCCACTTGGACTTTACGACAGAGACTTCCTTGTAGTTGGTGGACTTCCAAGTACCGTCCGGGTCGTAATTGTAGGTGTAGTTCACGCCGTTTGCCTTGATGGTGATGCCGGGAACACCATTGGAGGGAGCCAGCAGCTGCCAGATCATGCGCTCAGGTACGATACGTGCGCCAGTGATAAGCTGTGCGGTGTCATCGTACA